ATTTACCCACTTCTATCTCCGTAGTTTATAACACATCTGGAATGTTTTCACGGATAAACTTTAATGTCAATCCTTTAACACCCAGGTCTTTCTTAAAAATACCAATAACAATATCCGCTTCACGTGGTTCGAGAGATTCTAGAAAAACCATGAGAAGTTCTTCCGCACGTTTTGGTGCCAATTTTTCAGCGGTTTCATTTCCTACACGGAACATGTAAAGGCGTTTAAGTTCAGTATCAAGTGAAGCATATGAGATTCCAGGTTTTGTATCTGGCTTCTTATATTTTTCTGGATAATCTTTAAACTTCCATTGCATTTCGGGACGATATGCTAATTGAAGTACCAATTTTAAAGTTGGTGTCCAATTATTGGCAAGCACATTAATCTTATCTTGTTTCGAATCTGCTTTCGCAAATTCATCAAACACTTCATAAACATTTTTTCTCATTAGAATTCCTCTATTACATCCATCAAATTTTTAAGTTTCTTGGCCATGAAGTAAGGTATTAACTTAGATCGAGGGGCCGGCGTTGTATTATTATATGTATCGATAATCGAATTTTTAATATCACCTGGAATGTTACGGAGGTCAATAAGTGTCTGATTTCTTGAGAAACCAATACGTGCAGTCTCATCTTCATATTCACCGTAATTTGTGGACATGAAAGTTGTCAAACGTGCTTCAGTCATAACCTTCTGACGCACTTCACGTACAAAGGTATCACCTGGAGATAGAATATTCGGAATACCATCACCACGGTCACCACCGATAATTTTGGCTTTCAATTCTTCTAATGGGTTCTTTGAGGTGATAAACTTCTTTTGTGTTGGATTATATTGTTTTACATTCTTGTACATTTGCAGTTGTAGGAAATCTCCGTCACTGGAAAGAATCAAAACTTTTTCTGTTTGTGAATAGATTGGTGTGAGTGTACCAATAATATCATCGGCTTCTGCACCATCAACATCGATAACACGATATGGAAAATTATCTTTAAGTTCTTGTTTGATTTTACCAAGGATATCAAAAATCAAATGCCAATCTAAATCGGATTTTTCACGTGTCTTTTTACGACCAGCTTTGTAGAATGGAAAGAATTCTTTACGCCAATACTTCTTATTGTCACAGCATAGCACAACTTCGCCGTATTCGTGACGGAACTGTTTAATGTGACCACGTAGGATATTCAATGCTAGATGGCGAATCAAATCTTCTTCCAGTTTCACATTTTTCTGTCCAGAGATTTGGACCATAAGACCAGCCAGTAAAACCTGGTTTAAGTCAACAAGAATCATAATATACCTTATTTAATTACTCTGAGTAGAATTATATCAGAATTGATTCGACCTGTCAAGGCCTGTTCAACCGCATTTATATCGGTTAATGTTTTCCGTAGTGCAATCTTACCTGCTTTCAATGTGGCAGGTAAAACAACCTCAGGTTTTCTAATGGTTTTTTGTACAGACGTTTCCTCATTGTAATTAATGAGTGTTGTACCTTTAACGTTCAATCCACCGGCATCCGTTGCATTGTAACATCCGAGTTTTCTTGTTTTGGTATTAAAAACCCACAACTGTGAAGAACCGATGATATCAGCAGGATTAATAGAAGCGACTTTATATTCATTGTCTTCCTTTTTGAATTGAAGTTTTTCTATGATTTTATCCACAGGCTTAGCCTTTTTCTTCCTAGGCGCACGTGTGACTTTTGAGGTATGTGCAATCTTAGTACAATCGTCAATAATTGTTTTTAGTAGATTAGCATACTCTTTCAATTCAGTTTTCTTGAGATACGAATAACCATCAACAAGGTCTTTATCTTTACCTTTCAATGCTTCTTCTATTTCGGTTAATTTGTTGCTAAAAACTGGAATAATAAATCGTGTATGAGCACCTTTAATATCTAAAGTTTTCATCAACTCATAAGGTTTAAATGTAGTTTTAAAATTGCGGGAAATAAAACATTCATCGATTGAACCTTCTATTTCACCGATATACTCACGTGTTTTTTCGGCAATACGTTCTTGTATAGAGACTACTTTAGTTTGTGTGACTTCTTCGACTTTGACAACAGGTGCTTTGTTGTCTTTGAGTTTTTGAATGAACGAATTGATCCATTCTTCATTTTTCTCGGATAATGGTGCACCTCTGAGTTTCATTCGGCAAACAAAACCAAGATTCTGAAATTCAGCTTCTGGATTCTTTTCGACAAGTTCAATATCTTTTTTAGATGCACCGATTTCTTTTAAGTAAGAGAGTGTGAATTTTTTACTCTCTTTAGAATCAGAGTGGTAATTATACCAGTTTAATGCGGAAGATATTGATGTTTGTCCGGTTTTCCATGATGGTTCTCCACCGGACAATGCTTTTTCAAAATCTTTAACGGATGCGTGTCTCATGCGTATTTACAGCCTTTACAGAATCGAGACGGAAAGAACGCCAGCCGTTATTTTCCATATCCCAAACCGAGAGTGTATTCGGATTTTCTGCTTTTGTCAAGCCTTCTGTTAACAACTGTTGTCCTTCAACAACAGGTGGTGTAGGTAGATATTCGGGTAGAAGTGTGCATTTAAGTTCACGTTCTGTGCCATCAATTTTAGTGAACACAACTGTGGATACACTATTTGTCAAAATCTCTTTCAATTCATACTTATCAAACATTTTTCATTTCCTTTTCATAATCTTTAATATATTCAAAAGTTTCATCTTCCATTCCAGCCATAATATTATCCATAACTTCTTTCGATGTTGTGGTAAATTTTGTAACGACACCATAAAAACCATCTTCCGCCATTCGGCCAATATAATCTATTGGTGAGGTTAGAATTGCTTGAAATCGTTCTGGCATTTTTGGTGGATCATCTTGTACAATGATAATATCAAAGTAGTCTCCTAATTCTGTTCCACCAATCTTTTCACCTGGATTTTTAAATTGAAATTGTGAGAATTCCAAATCGCCATCCTCGTTGCGATAGAAATTAATTCCATCAAAATCATTATTCTTTAATTGTTGCAAGAATTCTTTCATTGAATGCCTTAATGTGTGACTTTCTCACTTTGACCATAATCCATGCATTGTAGTAATCATTAGATTCTAATACACTACGGTCAAACTGTTCTTTAGCTTCTAGATAACCACATTCACCTTTTGATTTACATAGGTGTAAGATTTCTCTTTTGAAATTATCCTTCCCATGTAGTATAACATCATTTTGCAACTCGGCACTAGATCCGTAGTAAGTTTGCCAGTCCGAAGGTGTTTTGTACCTTTTCTTTTTACCTTTGAGAACTTTCGTTTTCATAGAATAAAAAAACTTTTTACCAATATATTTTCTACCTGTAACTAAATGGGTGATAATATAGACAAAGCCATAATTATCACCCACATCATTTTCTGTAAAATCTTTATTGTCGTATTGCCAATTTATTTGTCCCATTCCTCATTCTCATCAAAGTCCTCATCTTCTATATATTCTTCATTTAGGACTTCGATTCTTTCACCACAGAACGGGCAAAAGGTGGGAGATTCATCTGACACATAATCTTCTTCAAACGCAATTTCACAGGTTGATTCACAATTTTCACACTCTGCGGTTGTAATTTTTTCAGACATTTTTTATCCTTCTTATTTTATGCCCAAACGTCACCCCAGTCTCCTGTTGTGGCACCTTTAGCATAGTCTGTTGCACGATTTTCAAAAAAGTTAGTATGAGTTGGTGCATTAATCATCTCTTCAACCCATGGCAATGGATTGCGTTTGACTTTAAAAATACCCTTCATACCTAAACCAATCAATCTGCGGTCAGCAATATATCGGATGTATTTTTTCAAATCATCACTTGTCAGACCTTCCATCTCACCCATACCAAACGACAAATCAATGAACTTATCTTCTAGTTCAACCATGCGTTCTGCAATAGTGTAGATGGATGATTTTAATTCATCATTCCAGATTTCCTGATTCTCGCTTATGTATGTTTTGAATAATTTCATCATGTTCTCGGCGTGCATTGTCTCATCGACAATAGACCAAGTCACAATCTGACCCATACCCTTCATCTTGCCTGTGCGTGGGAAATTCAACAACATAACAAAAGACGAGAATAACTGCATACCTTCAGTAAATGCACTGAACACGGCGATGTGGCGTGCAGTATTCTCTTTTGTTCCATTTTTGCTTGCAATATCTAAAACATAATCGTGCTTGTCTTTCATTTCTTGGTAGTCCAAGAATTGATTATATGTTGTTTCAGGCAAGCCTAGTGTTTCAATCAAATGTGAGTAAGCGGCAATATGAAGTGCTTCACGTGCGGCAAAACCCATCAGCATCATTCGTACTTCTGGTTGTGGAAAATAAGGCAAGTAATTACGAACATAACCACCGGCAACATCAATGTCACCTTGAGTGAAGAATCGGAAAATGTTGGTAAGAAATTGTTTTTCTTGATCCGTTAATTTCTTTTTCCAATCTTTCACATCCTCAGCCATTGGTACTTCAGTGTGAAGCCAATGGCTCTGTTCATGTTTCAACCAAGCATCATAAGCCCAAGGATAATTGAAAGGTTTGAAATTGTTTCTTTCATCCGTTAGTCTAGAAGATGTCTTTTTAATCATGCTTCAATCCAATTCTTCAAAATTTCTTTTGTTACTAAACCAGTCATTCGTTTGACTTCAACATTTTCATCGAGAATGATTAATGTTGGAACTGAACGAATTCCATAATCCAATGCCAATTCAGTATCAACGTCAATATCAATAACCTCAATTGGTAAGCCTGTATCAATTTCTTCTAATTGTTTAGCCAAGTTTTTGCAGGGTTGGCACCAAGATGCCGTAAATCTTAAAATTTTTCTCATTTGTTACACCAAGAAGTTTTAGCTTCACCGTAATATTCACGTGCGAAACCATTGTTAATTAACATCATTCTGAGACTTTTTCCGTCTAACAGAACATCACCTAAAACACGACCACCGTATTTGTCCCAATCCATTAAGACAATCTGTCTTTTTTGTGCCGCATTGATTTGTGCTTTCGTAAATGCAGAAGCGGCTTGACCACGTGCATCTTCTTCTGGACATCCAGCACGAAAACCTTTTTCTGGTGTGTCAACACCAAAAACACGAATACTTAATTCCTTTTTAAGTGGATCAGGTAACCAGTTAGCCTGAAACGCTACTGTATCACCATCCACAACTCTTGTCAATACCGCATCATAAGTTACACCAGTTTTTTGTTTGCCTTGTGCAAATGCAATTAAGGGTATGAATAATAAGGTTAATAATAGTTTTTTCATTTTTGCTCCTGTTTAATTTTAATTAATCCCAATATACTAAAGAATTTTATATATAACCAACCCATATCAAGTTCAAACCAACGCCTGCTCATTTTTGGATTTGCAGGGTTCAAATGATGATTATTATGTAGTTCTTCTCCACCAATTATAACACCAATCGGGCTGATATTACAACTCTGATCTTTCGTTTCACCGTTGCGGTAGCCGAACCGGTGGCCTATGCCGTTCACCACACCTGCGGCCCAAAATGGAATCCAAATCATTTGGATTACCCAAATTAATAATCCCCACCAAGAAAAGCATAGTAAATTTACGACCAACAGCATAGTAATTCCCAAACGAGAATGCTTGCTGTATACATTCTGTTCCATCCAATCATCGGGAGTACCGACACCATATGTGTTAATCATGTCTTTATCTTTGGCCGCATCATTGTATAATAATGCACCTTTGAATAAAACTTTCCAAAATCCAAAAACATGAGGACTGTGTGGGTCACCTTCTTTGTCACTAAACCTGTGATGTTTGCGGTGTATTGCTACCCATTGTTTCGTAATCATTCCTGTTGTTAGCCAGAGCCAAAAACGCATGAAGTGTTCTAGTATTGGATGAAATTCGAGTCCTTTGTGTGCTTGCCCTCTGTGTAAATAAATTGTAACACATAGTATTGTAATATGTGTTGCTATGAGTAAGTAAATTAATTCTATCATTAAGTTTTTGTTTCTTTTCTTTCGTACATAACGGTATCAGTATCACCTAAAGCCCATTTTGCTTCAGTTTCTACGGACCACCTTTTGGTCGATACTTTAAAATCTGGATACTTTAATTCACGAGGATTACTCGATGGCTCAAACACAATCATTCTATTATTGGGTTGACATGCAAATTGACCATTGTCACATTTAATGAAGTTATAAGATTTATGGTCTTCAACATCCTCAGAGAGACCAGTATCTATAACGTTAAAATCTGGATGTGCCGAATCTACTGTGAACATATATTCACCATACATCCAATCACCACTTTTCAATTTGAATTTACATTTCATCGATTGTAGTTGGGCTTTCTTCAGTACAGTAATATCGTAACTTAGACAGTCCCACAACTGCAAATAATCAAGTGGAAGTGGCTCACCTTCAATAGGTTTCCAACAGTATGCACTGATGGGTAACTTATCATACAATGCACCATATTGATTCAAATAAGATTCAATTCGAAATGCTTGTCCTCTTAATGATTTAATACTGACCCACCAACAAGGTTCCAACTCATCATAACCTTTTTCGAAGTCATAAAGAAATTCTTTGCGAACGAAGCATTTTACTGTTGGTAGGTTTGCAATTATATGAGACATTTATCCCTCACAGGCAATACAATCATTACCTTCAGCGAGGGCTGTCATATCAAGTTCTTTAATTACATCACGTTCAATTCTCTTGGAAACCTTATCAGCCTTTGCCAATTTTTCTGAACGGCAGTAATATAATGTTTTCACACCTTTCTTCCATGCTAAGAAGTGAATAGCATGTATATATTTGAGATGAGAATCGGGTCGGAAGAATACGTTTAGTGATTGTGCTTGGTCAATATAAACTTGACGGTCTGCGGCATGTTCAATCACCCAACGTTGGTCAATTTCCATAGAAGTCTTAAACACGGCTTTTGTGTCCTCGTCCATCCAATCAAGGTGTTGTACGGAACCATCATTAGCAATAATTGAAGACCAAATTTGTTGATACAGTTCTTCACCTTTTGGTGTCAGAGCAGAACCACCCTTTGGATCCAAATGATTCATAATCACTTTGTCAAGCCAACGATTCTTATTTAAAAATGAGCCAGATAAAGTGTCCTGACGGTAAGCGTTAGCACGATAAGGCTCAATACTAGGGCTAGTATTTCCCATAATGATAGACGAAGAAGCATTTGGAGCAATAGCCATAAGATGACTAAAACGCTGGCCACTGCCCACGGCATCGGGCGCCTCACCACGTTCAGTACCGAGTTGAAGATTTGCTTCATCTAGTTTACCTCTGATATGTTTGAAAATTTTATTGTTCAATACTTTCGCCATCACACCTTCAAATGCTACATTGTTCTTTTGGAGAAAAGCATGAAAGCCGAGAGCACCAACACCGATGCTCCGTTCACGACTAGCAC